AGGTATTTATGAGGCTTACAGAAGAATGTATGCCGCACTAGGAGTTGATAATATTGATTCCTTATTACAACCACCTGCCGATAATTCACCAAGACCCACTGACGCAGGAATTGAAAACAGTGGATTATTACAAGGCATACCTGCAACAGCTTTTCCTGAACAAAATCATGAAGCACATATTGAGGCACACAAATCTTTATTTTTAACTCAGGCAGTACAAACAAACCCACAGTTGCAATCATTAATAATTGCTCATGTTATGCAACATTTACAATTCTTGGCTAATCAAATTGCACAACAACAATTACCCCCTGAAGTTGCACAACAGATTCAGCAATTATCTGAGCAAGCTATGCAACTCGATCCACAAAGTCAAATGGCAATACAAGGGCAGATTCAGACGGTTATAGAGAGCTACAGTTCACCGATATTGGCACAACTATCCAGTGAGTTCTTGGCTTCTGTACAACCGCCTGCTCCTGTTGATCCGTTGGTGCAAATTAGACAGCAAGAGCTTGGATTAAGAGATAAAGAGATTGAGATGAAAAATGCTCAGTTCCAAGCAAAAGAAGAACAAGACGCTATGGAAAGGTCTGCTGAATTGCAAATCCAAAAACAAAAAGCTGACCAACAAGGAGCAATTCAAGCTGAGAAAAATGACATAGCAAAAGAAAGACTTCAGCAACAGGCTGAGTTAAAATTAATTGATTTACAAGCGAGGATGAATAGATGACAAGTTCAATCAACGAAGTTATAAGAGAAGGCATTAAAAAGAAAAAAATCGAAGAAAAACTTAGACAAGAAAATGCCGAGAAGCTTTTGCAAGATATTCAAATTCTTGAAGAAGATGAAATCGTAGCTAAACCTAAGCCAAAAACAAAGGCAAAACCAAAGGCAAAAGCAAAAGCAAAAAAAACAACAGTTAAAAAAAGTGCCACTAAAAAAGGGAAAAAGTAAAAAAGTAATTTCGCAAAACATTCAAGAATTGGTTTCAAGTAAACCAAGTTCTGCTAGAATGAAGGCAATAAAAAGCCTAGCAAAGAAATTAGATGTATCTTTAGATAGGGCAAAACAAATACAAGCAGGTGCTATTGCGTATAGCAAAGCAGGTAAATAAAGGAGCAAATATGAAAGCTAAAACATCCATTACTATTAAGGGTCAAGGCAACATACCCCTAACACAGCCAAAAAAAATTACAGTAGGTCCCAAGCATCAGCCGGGCTACGGTAAAGGCAAAGCAAGAGGTGGTGGTGCGGCTTTACGAGGAACAAAATTTAACGGAGTTTTTTAAATTATAAATGGACAAGTATGATTTTATTCATGCTCTCCGCAGGGATTTAAGGCAAAGAGAGGAGCAAATCACAGAAATTCTTCTGTCAGGCGGAGTGCGTGACATGGAGAAATATCAGTTTTTAATGGGAGAAGTATCTGCATTAAACTATATTCATGATAAGATAAAAGAACACTTACATGAAGAAGGAGAGAGTTTAGATGTCTGATAATACAGTTACAGAAACAGAAGAAACAATAAATTTAGATGAGGCTTTTGTAAAAGAGGAGGATCGTGTACTCGACCCTACTCTTTTGGATAAGAGCATCTTAGATAGAATGCCTCAACCAACTGGTTGGCGTATTCTTGTCTTACCTTACCGTGGTAAGGGAATGACAGAAGGTGGTATCAAATTAGTAAAAGAAACCATCGAAAGAGAAACCTTAGCAACCGTTGTAGCGTATGTGGTTGCCATGGGTCCTGATTGTTATAAAGATACTAGGCGTTTCGAAAAGCCTTGGTGTCAAGAAAAACAGTGGGTACTCATAGGCAGATATGCAGGTTCAAGGTTTAAATTAGCGGATGAAAGCGAAGTCAGAATCATCAATGATGATGAAGTCATAGCTACCATCCTTAACCCTGATGACATCGTTTCAGTATAGGAGCATATAATGAATGAAGAAAGAGATGATATTCAGGTTCAGCTTGATGAAACTCAAGCGATAGCTGACAGTGAAGAAACTGTTGAGCTACCGCAAGACGATCAAGAACAAGCAGTTGGAACCGACTCAGGCGGTGAAGATGAACTTGATAAATATACCCGTGGCGTTAGCAAAAGAATAAATAAGCTAAACGAAAGAATAAGATCAGCCGAGGACAGAGCAGTTGCGGCTGAAACCAAATACGCAAAGCTACAAAACGAATACAATACCGTTAAAAGTAGAGCAAGCGTATTAGACAAAAGCTACACCGAAGAATACGAAAATCGTGTGGCTTCTCAAAGACAGCAAGCAGAGGATTTGTATAGAAAGGCAAGAGAAACTAATGACCCTGACTTAGAAGTTAAAAGTGTTGAACTTTTAAACAAAGTTGCATTAGAAGAGGAAAGGGTAAGACTGGCTAAGGTTCAGCTTGAGCAACAACAAGCAGAATTTACAAATCCACAAACAACACAACAAGTTGTTCAAAAACCTCAAGAACAAGTGTATGATACTCCTAAGCCTGATAGAAAAGCTGTGGCTTGGGCTGAAAAGAATGACTGGTTCCAAAAGGACAGAGTTAAAACATACACAGCTATGGGTATTCATGAAGACCTAACCAACGAAGGTTTTGATGGTAGTGAAGATGAATACTACGAGGAATTAGACAAAAGATTGTCAAAAGTTTATCCTGAATTGAAAAATTCAGAAGGCGTTTCAAAAGAAGCTAACCCATCTGTGCAAAGGGTCGCTTCTGCTTCTTCAGGAAGTCGCCAACAAACACAAGGAAAGAGAAACGGGTTAAAGATTAGTTCTAACCACCTTTCTGTAAAAAGCAATCTGAAACCTCACGGTATGACTAACCAAGAATGGTTAAAGCGTGTAGGAAAAGAGATGATGAAAATTGAAGGAGGCAAATAGTGGATTTAGAAAAAATTGAAGAAGTAACTCGTGAATCTCGTGACAGTGAGCAACACGATAAAAATGCTAGAAGAAAACCGTGGCAACCTGCGAGGATGTTAGAAACTCCTCCTGCTCCTGAAGGTTATCAATACCGATGGATCAGGTCAGAGTATGTCGGTGTAGAGGACAGAAACAATGTTTCTGCTCGTATGAGAGAAGGATGGGAATTTGTTCGTCAAGAAGAATTACCTGATTTCCCTTTACCTACAATCGAACATGGCAGACATGCAGGAGTCATAAGTGTAGGTGGACTTATCTTAGCTAAGATACCGTCTGATACTGTCAAAGAAAGAAATGCATATTATAAAAACAGGAATGTTCAACAAAACGAAGCTCTTGATAACAATATGTTCAATGAAGTCGAAGGCAATAACAGATATGTCAAGTATCAAAGCAACAGAGAGTCTAAAGTATCATTTGGAAAAAAAAGGTAGGTAAACTAAATGGCGAATAAAGACGCATCATTTGGTCTGAAGCCTGTAAGAATGATGGGTGGCTCACCCTATTCAGGCGGTACAAGCCGATATAGAATAGCCGCTAACTACGGAACTTCTATCTTCCAAGGTGACTTAGTAAAACAAGTTACAGGTGGAGGCATTGAAAGAGTTGCTGCTAGTAGCACTGTTCCTGTTGTTGGCGTATTCAATGGATGCATGTACACAGACCCAACTACATCAGAGCAAGTATTTAGTAATTATTACCCTGCAAGCACTAACGCTTCAGACATAATTGCTTTTATCATTGATGACCCAAATGTGGTCTTCGAGGTTCAATCAGACGACACATTCCCTGTGGCTGATCTGTTTGGTAACTTTGAAATAATCGACACCAATTCAGGTAGTACCCTTACAGGTATTTCAGGAATGGAGTTAGATTTATCATCAGGTGCAACTACTACTACATTACCGTTAAAGGCGATTGATATTTCTCAAGACCCTGATAACAGCGATGTATCTAGTTCTAATACGAATGTATTGGTTGTTATTCAAAACCATATCTGTGGTGTAAAATCCGCAGGCTTAGCGTAAGGTAGGTGACAAATGGCTATAAGTAGAAGTCAATTAGCGAAGGAGCTAGAACCCGGTCTAAACGCCTTGTTTGGTATGGAATATGACGAATACAACGGTGAGTACGAAGAAATTTATTCTATTGAAGACTCAGACAGAGCCTTCGAAGAAGAAGTATTAATCGTTGGATTTGGTGCCGCACCTGTTAAAGAAGAAGGTGCAGGCGTTAACTTTGATAATGCATCAGAAGGTTATACTGCAAGATATACACATGAAACTGTAGCTCTTGCTTTTGCATTAACTGAAGAAGCTATCGAAGATAACCTCTATGACCAACTTGGTAGAAGATACACACGAGCATTGGCTCGTTCCATGCAACACACCAAAGAAGTAAAAGGTGCAAATGTATTAAACAATGCGTTTGACTCAAACTTTGCTATTGGTGATGGTCAACCATTAATCTCAACTGCTCACCCATTAGCGGGTGGTGGTACTGCTCGTAACAGAGCTTCAACAATGGCAGACCTTAACGAAACTTCATTAGAAGATAACATCATTGATATCTCAACTTTTGTTGATGACAGAAATCTAACTATTGCAGTTAGACCTGATAAACTGATTGTTCCACCACAATTAACATTTGTGGCTGATAGATTGCTCAACACACCGGGCAGAGTCGGTACATCAGACAACGACATCAACTCAGTTAGAAATCAATCCTCAATACCTAATGGGTTTGTTGTAAATCACTATCTAAATGACCCTGATGCATATTTCATTATGACATCAGTAAATACTGATGGTGAAGGGCTTAAAATGTTCCAAAGAACAGCCCTTGAGCAAACTATGGAACCTGAGTTTTCTACAGGTAACATTAGATATAGAGCTAGAGAAAGATATTCTTTCGGTGTTTCTAATTGGCGTGGAGTCTTTGGATCACAAGGAGCTTAATAGTTCTTTTTGCATTATAAGGGAGCTTCGGCTCCCTTCTTTTTGAATATGAGATATTACTTAGAATTAATTATTAAAGCCAAATCCTTAATTGAAACTTGTGGAAGCATCTTTCTTAAAGAAGAAGATAAGTCAGACAAAAACAAAAAAATATATCAACACATTTTCACCGCATATCAAGAGCTTGAAAAAGCTATCTCTGAATTACAAAAATAATTCACTTTAAAAATTAATATTTGTTATACTTGTTTAAAACCAAGATAACTTGTTGTTTCAACTGGCTTGGCAGACTTTACTCCAAAGATGAAACAACTATATTTAGTTAGGAGAATACAATGGCTAAATCAACTTTTTCAGGTCCAGTCAAATCATTGAGTGGATTTATTTCAGCAGGTAATACTGCTGTCGTCAGCTTAACTGCTGATACAACATTAACTGTAGACAGTCATGCAGGTAAGGTGCTTTTATGTAATGATGCTGATGGTAAATTTACTTTACCTTCAATCGTTACTACTGAGCCTAGTGACCCTACAGACCCAAATCAACTAAACAACTTAGGTGCTTCATTTACTTTTGTAATTGTCACTGCCGCTACTGACCTTGATATTAAAACAGACGGTACAGATAAGTTTGTTGGTGGTTTGTACACAGGTGTAGATGACTCAACAGGTAAAACCTTTATCTCAGGTGCAACCAACGATGTAATTACGCTTAACGGATCAACCAAAGGCGGATTAGCAGGAAGCATTATTAAAGTGCATGCTATAGCAAGTGCTAAATATGCTGTAGAAGGAATCACTTTGGGTTCAGGTACTTTAGTAACTCCATTTGCTGACGCATAATTTAGGAGCTTAGTATGTCTACTAGAATAACTGGCTCAGATGTAAAAACAGCAACCACAACATCTAGTGCTACTGGCGGTGCTTCTTTAATCTCAGGTAGATCAAGATTAAGAGGCTATATCATCGCAGGTGGTAGTTCTGATGGAACCGTTACATTTAGAGATGGCTCGGTAACAGGTTCAACTTTGCTTATTGCACCTTGTAACGCTAACGATACTGAAACATTAAACATACCTGATTCAGGTGTTTTGTTTGAAAGTGGCGTGCATGTTGTATTAAGTAATATTGATAGAGTTACTATTTTTCATTCTTAATATTTTGTAGTAGCATTCATAGAGTGCTACTACTTTAATTATGGCTGTAAAAAAGAAAAGAAAATCTAAACCTATTGCAAGAACCATAGGAAAGGGCGGTAATTATCGACCTACCAAAAAGGGTGCAGGTATGAGTGCAAGAGGTGTCAAAGCCTATCGAAGAAAAAATCCCGGTTCAAAACTTAAAACAGCAGTTACAGAAAAAAAACCAAGAACAAAAGAAAGAGCGGCACGAAGAAAGTCTTACTGTGCTAGATCACTTGGTCAACTTAAAAGAAGCTCTAAAAAAACAAGAAATGATCCTAATTCAAGAATCCGTCAAGCAAGACGAAGATGGAGATGTTGATTGGCTAAGAAGAAAAAAGCTGACCCAAAGGTAGGAACAGGCAAGAAACCAAAAGGTTCAGGTCGCAGGTTGTATACTGACGAAAATCCAAAAGATACTGTTGGTATCAAGTTTGCAACACCTGAAGATGCTAGAAAAACAGTTAACAAAGTAAAAAATATAAACAAGCCATTTGCAAGAAAAATACAAATTTTGACAGTAGGTGAGCAGAGGGCTAAAGTTATGGGTAAGAATCTTGTTGCCAACATTTTTAAGAAAGGCAAAGATTCTATAAGAATAAAACATGGTCGTAAGACCAAAAATAAAAGGTGATGATATGGCAATACCTGACAATGTAAAAAATCCAAGCTTATATAAAAAAGCTAAAGCAAAGGCTAAGGCTAAATTTGATGTATACCCAAGTGCGTATGCAAATGCTTATATGGTAAAAGAATATAAGAAGATGGGCGGTCAATACAAAGCAGACGGTGGTGCGATGATTGCAAACAATAAAAAACTTAAGCCTATTCCAAAAGGAAACAAAGGCTTGCCTAAGCTACCTAAAAAAGTCAGAAACCAAATTGGTTTTATGCGTGACGGTGGCAAGGTATCTTTTGTTGCTAGGGGTTGTGGAGCTATTGATCCTAAAAGAAAAAAAAGAACTAAGATGCGTGGCTAATTATGGCAAAGAGTGGTGGCTTACGCAGATGGTTTAAAGAAGATTGGGTAGATATAGGCTCACCCAAAAAAGGTGGCGGTTTTAATAAGTGTGGAAGAAAAAAAGCCAAAGGTTCAAAAAGAAAATATCCTAAGTGCGTGCCTGCATCAAAAGCTAGAAGCATGACCAAATCACAGATTCGTTCTGCGGTAACAAGAAAGAGAGCAAAAAAACAAGGTGTTGGTGGCAAGCCAACTAATGTAAAAACCTTTGTCAAAAAGAAAAAATGAATGAAATAGAACTACAGGCTGAGATAAGGGCTTGGTCTGTTGAAGTATTGGAAGAGCCAAAAGAAGATGGTCATGCAACATGTCCGTATGCAAAGAAAACTTGGCAAGACGAAAAAGTTAAAATAATAAAATCAGAAAAATCTACTTGGGAAGATTTAGTATTATTTGCAAAAAGATTTCCTAAAAACATAGATGTTTGTATTTATTGTGACTTCAACACTGACGAGCATGTTGAGGTGTTTGATGCAAAGATACAAATGATGAACACATTTTTTAATGAATTTAATCTTTGGATTATGGGTTTTCATCAAGATCATGAAGAAAAAACTGTTGTTGACCAAGAATCCTTTGAGCCTTTGTTTGAAGAAAGTTACAATATGATTTTTATGCAAAGATTAGATACACTTAACATTGCATCTGAAAGATTAGAAAAAATAGGTTATTATGACAGTTGGAACGAAGAGGAGTTCGAACAAATATTACAGCGTAGGAGCGTATAATGAAAAAGAAGCATAAAGGTTTAGGACCTAAAGCCAAGCCAATGATGAAGGGCGGTATAATGAAAATGGCTATGGGTGGCGGTGCGTCAGCTAGACGAAGCAGACAAGGTGCTGAAACAGCTAAGTCAGGAGTCAAGAAAATGGCTATGGGCGGTGCAAAATCAGGAGTCAAGAAAATGGCTATGGGTGGAGCTAAATCAGGAGTCAAAAAGATGGCTATGGGTGGAGCTAAGTCAGGAGTCAAGAAACTTGGTC